ATACCTTATCGTGCGCTTTCTCGTTTGCCACCGTCATATATGGGCGTGCTGCCTGTCTGCTTGTACCATACTCGGCTACAAAGCCTATGGTCGCATATCTCACATTACCTTTATCGCCTTTTCGGTCATTACCATGCTTAGCTTTGCCCTGTGGGTATATGTCTACATATTTTTCCGCATCGTCTCCCTTGATTGCTGTTGCCTTAATGGAATTGATAAAGCCGCCAGTATCGTTAAGCCCCATGGCTTGCGCCTCTGCTTTCTGTGCCTCTATAAGCACATCCGCTCCAGCTTTAAGCATTTTTGGTACTGCCTCTACGGTCGCCTGTTCTCTACGCTGAAAAGCGTCTATAACCTTATCAAGCCCTACGGTATTAAATTCTCCCATATCCTCTACGCCTCGCTTTCCTTGTTGCGTAAATCGGTCAGAGAAAGCTCTATTGTGTCCTCGTCCAATTCATAGGTCTTAAGCACATAAAAGCGCCGTCCGTCCATTTCTACGGTATCCTCGCCGCCATAATCTGCCTTATGTACCTCGCACTTTGCCTCTACCACTTTGCCTGTCTGTTGGCTCTTAAAATACTCGCTGTACCCTACTGATTTTTTGTTGCAAAAAACCGTTGTCTTGCTTTCCAGCTGTTGATTTTCAAAGCCGTTGTCATTTACCCGCTCGTCTAGCGGTTGTTGGCTTATAAGTATTAGCTCGTCTACCCATGCTGTCATGCTTACGCCTCACTTTCTACACCCTCGGTGTTGGTGTCCGTTTCGGACACGGGCGGCGGTGTGTTATATTCTTTTGACATAGAAAGGCGTGCTTTCAGCGTGTTATATGACTTTCTAAAGTCCTCTCCTTTGTTGTTATAGTTAAACTCTGCCCGACAGTAATATTTTATTGCTCTTTTTATCAGTGCGTCCCTCTCGTTAATAACTTTTACTCCGTCATTTGCAAGGTCAGCTTTGCATGCGGCTATACAGTCCTCGATTTCTTCCGTTATCTTATTGCTGGTGCTACTGATACGCACCGCTACCCGCATTTTCTCCGTTAATGTTGTGGTATTTGCCTCCATATCCTGCACCCTCTTTCTGTGTTATCTCATGATTTCTGCCACCTTTGCCGCTATAAGCTCGTCTGCCCTTTCCTTGTCTACTGTAAAAATATTCCCCTCATGCTTAATTATTTCGAGGCGTTTATCGAGATATGTATGTATAACTCTTACTGCTACGCCCTTGACTGCTGCCTTGTCGACATTTTCTGTCTGCGCCGCGGTCTCTTCCTTTTCTGCTTCGGTAATAGCCGCCCTGTCCTCGTCCGTAAGCTCGTTATCGTCCTGTACATCCACTTTGACGGCTACAATGCGGTCTATGATTTCCGCACTCTTGCCGCTTGCCTTTACGCCCAGCTCCTTAGCAAGTGCCACGAGGTTATTGCGCTCCATGCTTTCAAGCTGTGTCCTGTCTAAAGTTGCTGTCATATTCTTTTTTACCTCTCTTTCTTAAAAGAGGGGAAAGCGTCACGCTTTCCCCTCTCTAATGTGCTGATAGATGTGTTACTTATGCACTTGCAACTTTTTTGAGGACTACAAGGCTATTTACATCCACTACCTTTCCGTCCACAAGCATAATGCCTTTGGTTACCATATCGTCTGTCTCATTGTCTTCGTACTTCTTAACGCCCATGGTATAGTTGGTGTTAAGCACATAGTCTTTGAAATTGAATAAGAAAGCAAATGCCGTATCGTTTTCCAGCGTACTTGCAATGCTTGGTAAGTAGTCGCAGCATACAACTGTCCTGCCTAAAATCGTTCTTTCCGGTTTGTTCTCAATGCCGTAATTCACTCTACCGATAGGCTGTCCGTTATCGTCCACAAGTCCGTAATACTGCATAAAGGTCTTTTTGCTCATGCACCATACCGCCTTGCTTTCGTATGCAAGCGGTAAAGCCGCCTCTGCATTGATAAGGTCTTTATATGCAGCCGTTCCACTTGGTACGCTGATAGTCTGCCCTGCTGCCGGAGTCTCTGTAATAATTCCTTTGGGCTGTCCTTTTCCTGTGCCGGATATAATAGCCTGCTCTAACGCTTTTGTCATAGCTTCAACGATATTGTTAATTAACAGGCTTTCAAAAGCGCTGATTGCCATTGTATCTACTTCAAGCGATACTGCTACGCTACAGCGGAGCTTGTTGTATGTGAATGTAATCATACCGTCCTTGCTGATTGCTAATTTCTGCTTATCGCTACCTGTGCCCTCATTAACCCACGATGCGGTAGGCTTAACAGTAGATACCGGGAGGGCAACGCCGCCCTTATAGGCTGTTCTTGTGACAAGTGCCAAAATCATTCCTGTGCTTTCCAGCTTTTCCACAATCTGATTAAGTACTGTGGTCGGAATTGTTGCACCTACATCTGTTGTAGCGTTTACCGCATCCTGTCTGTATTCGGTTGGTAATGCAGTACCTCTGCATACATACTGCATAAATGCTTTTCTGTACTCCATAGAGCTATATTTATCGTCTACCTCGCTCTTTGATGCGGTCTTAAAGCTGCGCAGTACCGTAGGCGCTGCCGACTGCCCTGTTGTCGCATCGTCTGATGTCACAGGCTCGCCTGTTGCAATCCTTGCGAGCAATGCGCTTCTCTTTTCCTGTGCCGCTATAAGCTGCGTCCTCTCTTCATGTAAGGTGTCAACCTCATTTTCAAGCTGCGTAATCTCTTCATCGGTCAGCTCAGCCTCCCTTGTTTTCAGCTCGTTCATAATCTGTGCAAGCCGTGCCTCAATTTCCTTAAGTCTCATTGTCTAATTTTCCTCTCTTTCATAATCATAGTTTTGCTTTAAGTTGTAGTAATCTCGTCCGGCGTAAAAGCAGCTCCTGCTTCTCCTGCTCATAACTCCTATGCGCAAAATTCCGGGCGCTTATTTCAGTATCGCCGTTTGCCGGAATACTCACGGCTGATACATCATAAACCTTTTTAATTTTTAAAATAGTGCGTGTATGTGTTTGCCTATCGTATGCGTCTTCCGCAACTGTAAACGCCCAACTCATTTTAGTTATCATTCCTGCTTCTATGTCCTGATAAAGCCCTCTTGCAAGGTCTGTCTTTCCTAAATCTGCCGCAATGAATAGCCCTTTATGGTCGGGCTGTAAAATAAGTGTCTTATTTGACTGTCTTGCAAACACCCTGCCTGCGTGGTCATATTGCATTATTACATCTGACATATCCGCACCGTCCAAGGCGTGCGCATCTATCCGCTCGTAATACTTTGTTCCGTCCTCAAATTCCCATAGAAGATACGGGCTATCAAATGTTGTAGCATATCCCTCAATATAAAACTCCGTATCAATTCTTTTCGTTACTGTCTGCACGGTCAACGGCGCTGCTAATGTCCTGTACTCTCTATCCGTTTTAATCGGCATTGTCTGCACCCTCTTTCTTCGTGATATTATCCGGCTCATTTTTCTTTCCTGTTTCTTCGTTCTGCGCCTCTTTTGGTATTTCCTCTCTTGCTGCTACCGGGCTTTTTGCTTGTCCTGCTGCCGTAAGCTCGTTTATCTCCGCATATTCCTTACGAATATAATATTTATCCCCACCCTCTACATGAGCCATATTCCATATATCCATTACTGCATTTCTGTTAAGCACTCCTCTATCAAAAAGCTGCGTGCTTACTTGTAGTTTGGTGTTATTGCTTGCATATTGCAGACGATTTGCAGAAAATGTAAAAGCATTTCCGCGAGCTATTTCTGTTTGCGTAAATGTCATATTTGTCATAACAAGAGAGAGCTGTATTGCAAATGGCTCAATTTTACCCTCATAATAAGCGTTCCATGTATCCTCATTAAATTTATTCTGCAAAATATCCATGCTAGTGTTGAAGTGGGTACATACGCTGTCAGATATCTGCTGCATTTGTAGGGAATTTGGCGTGTATGGCTTGCTCTCTACTTGTTTAAGGTCTGAAAATTTGTTGTCATAAATAATCATGCCGGACTTGTTATCAGCGCTTAAATTATCCTCGGTAAATCTTTCACGCTCTTTTTTTATGTCTTCCGGTTTTAAAATATTTGCAATTTTTGCCAGAAAACGGATATTTGCAGATTGCTTTACGGCATTTATGATAGCTTCATTCTGTGCGTGTAATAACTGCATTGTAGGCTTAAGTGTTGTATTATCTTCTCCGAAAAGGTCATCTGAATACTCAAAATCTGTCATTATTCCGACTCTATCAAATTCAATCGCTCCGTATTCGCCATTTGCGAACAGATACCTCAAATATACCTGTCCTGCTGCCTCTACTACTTCACAGCGTTGCGGTCTTATTGGATACCAGCCGCACAATGCGCCTTTGTTATCTTCAATCGGCACAATAAAAGCGGTGTTTTCCACCGCTAATATTGTTGCAACTCTCTTTATGAATTTTACCGTATCCATAAAGTAATTTGGCTTGTATTGTAATATTCTCTCGTACTGTTTTCCGGCGCTTCCCTCAACTTCCGGCTTAAGTTTGCTGCAATGAGTGGCAAAGCTATTGATTGCTACCCTTGTTAAGTCCATTTCGTACACGCCGCCTGTGAAGCTTGTAAATGCAGGACTATAACCATTTAACATTTTAAAGTAGCTGTCTATCTGTCTCATTTGTTTTCCATGAAATAAATAATCAAGAAACTTCATTCTGTCGCTTATTCTCCTTTCTACGCAACATTTTTAAGCAACTCTCCGCACTCTTCCCAGTACTTTTGGCGTACCGTCATTGCGTCTATAACTGATACAAAGCCGTCTATGTGCGCTCTCTGCTCTATCTTTATCGGTCTGAATTTTCTTGTTTCCATGTTGTGTTTAAGTGCAACATTCAAGAAATGTGTCTTTAGTAAATTATTGTTGGCAATCTTAAAATTGCCGTCCTTTATGATGCCCTCAAACTCTCGTATAACAGGAGTTAGGTTTTCGCCTTGGAATACATCATCCATATGAAAGCCATAGTTTTTCATATCGTTAACGAGATATTGTGCGCTGTATCGGTCATAGCCGATTTTAAGCGGTCTTATTCCATAGACTTCAAGCAGCATGGTAAACCACTTGTAAACATCGTGATAATCTACATAGTTGTCACCGCTTAAAGTTATCAGACCTTTTTTAATGAAAATATCGTAAGGAACTCCGTCTGTTGCTTGTAGCGTCTCAACTCTGCCTCTCGGCATAAAGAATTGTGTAAATGCATACAGCGTGCCGTCTTTTTCAATAATTATACTTGCGGCTGTAAGGTCTGTTGTTTGGCTTAAATCTATACCGCCAACTGCGTAACAATCTCTAAAATCTTCTAAGGTCTTATTTGTGCCTGCGCCGTCTACTGTGTTGTATTCAAGCCAAGCTATACTACTATTTTGCTTAATGTTGCAGTATTTGGTTATAAATTCTGCCTTTTTACTTAAGCTGCCCTCTGCTACCGCTATTTCATCGAAGAAGAAACTCTCCGATACAGATACGCCCATATTAGGGTTAGCTTTCTTAAGCTCGTTTATATCGTTCCATTTCTCCAAATCATCAATCATATACAGGAATGGTAAGAGTCTACGCTCTTTGCTATTTCCCATAAGAAATCTCGTACTTCGTTTCATCAGCTCGTCATATATGCTATCGTTAATGTATCCGGCGGTGCTTATGCTTAAAATTATAGGCTGTTGGCGTGCGCCAAATGCTGATTTCATAACTTCATACTGTTTTAAGCCTGCGTCTCCGCTCCAAGCTGCCATTTCATCACATACCACAAGCTGAGGATTGAAGCCGTCACTCTTTTTATGGTTAAATGCAATAGGTTTTATCGTTGTATTTGTCTCTGCAATATAAATATCACTGCGTCTTTTTTTTGCCAGCTCTTTTAATTCATCCTCTGACTGTACCATTTGATAAAAACCGTCATATACAAGCTGCGCTTGGTCTAACTTCGGAGCAAGGCAATATATCTCTTGTCCGTACTCCGGCTCAATATATGCCATGTATGCAATGATTGCAGAAGCGAATAAACTCTTACCGTTTTTTCTGCCAATTACTATAAAAATTTCTCTAAAAACTCTAATTTTTTGTGCGTCTTGTATGCCAAAAATGACACTTACTATTGCTTTTTGCCACAATTCAAGCGTCAGTAAATCGTTTCGTCCTTTGCTGTGGTGGCAAAAATTTTGTATGAATTTTATAGCCTTATTTGCTGCCTTGCTGTTAAAAAGATATTCTTGTTTTTCTAAACCCTCAACGATTATCTTATATACTGCCTTTATCCACTCGCCTGCCACAATTTCGCCGCTGTTTATCTTTGCGTAATATTCGTAGATGTAATTTTTATAAGGCACTTGTTTACTCTCCTTTTAATGCCGCAAGTTTGCTATTCTTGCGTTTTGCTGCTGGTACTAACTCTGTGAGCTGCTTTATAATCGCTGCATAGTTTTTGCTTAGAGCTATGTATGTTTCTGCTTCCGGACTTTTCTTTGTTCCCCATTGGTTTTGTCCGTTTTGATACTCGCTCGTCCAGCCGTCTGCTTGTAGCTTGGCTTGTAAATCATCAAGCTCCACGCTCATAAAGGCAGCTTTTTCAATCAGCGGCGTTACCAGTTTGCGTTTATTTTCGTCCAAGTCTCTAAAAATTCCTCGTAGTCTTGTTTTTTCGGACTTGATGCGTTGCTCTTTTGTCTTTTCTTTCCTTGGTGTTGATTTTTTCGTAGGCGGCGCTTTTTTCGCCGTCTTTTTTGCTGCTGCCATTGCGCCGCTCCTTTCTCTCAACCCTACTACACCCCCTACACCACCCGTGCGTGCGTATGCAGAGTTTTTTTAGGGTATCCCCCTCGGTATTTGTCCCCTTTAATTTTTATTTGGAATAGGGGGGAGTATATTTCCGTCATTGTCAAAAAAATATCTACTCTGCCTATCCTGTCTATGATGCTCTATGTTGTGGCAGTTTTGGCACAGCGCTTCTAAGTTATCCCAAGCAAGCGTTATGCTTGTATCGTTTATGTTGCTTGGCGTTATGTGTTTTTTGTGATGCACTATTTTTGCAGGCTCTCCGCATCGTTCACATATATAGTCTTGTGCCTGCATATACGCTGCCTGTGTTTTCTTCCATGCTGTCGATAGGTAAAAACTCCTTGCGTAATCTTTCATTTGTCTGCCCTCTCATACAGTACCAGTACCCTGCGCCGGAGTGTATCACAGCGCAGGACATCGGCAAAGAATGAAAAAAGAGTAGGTAACTGCTGCCGCCTCTCCGACTTAAGCTATTGCCTACTCTTTACATAGTATCATTTTAACATTTGCACTTTACCAAGTAAACACCACGATTTTACCATTAAAATACCATGGGCTATTTGATGCGTTCTTCGTCAATGCCCCATAGCAATACTGACAGCTCGTTAATGATTGCCGTAACCCAGCGCCTTGGCGTGTTCTTTCCTGTATCTAATTCCTCTGCAATCTGTGCGTAATCCATTCCTTGCATAAAATACAACTCAAACGCCTTGTATTCTATCTCTCTTCCTGCTGCCTTGCGCCTATGCTCTATTTCTTCTACTGCCTTGTCTATGTGTGCTGTCATTATCAAAGTTTTAAATCGG